GTGTCTCGTCACCTTAACCAGCTATATGCCAGAAAGTTTATTCAGTCACTCCCCGTTGAACCCGTCGATTCAACAAATATATTATAGCATAAAAAAAGAGGGTGTCAACCCCCTTCTTCTCCTGCTTCTGGTTTCTTTTTCTTTGCACCAATATTATATTTCGTTTCTAATATCCAATCACCTTTATCTTTGTATGCCAATACTTTAATTTGATTTAAAGGTGCAATATCTTGAATCTTACCAGAATCCACAATACCAACTAATCCCCAATCAGCAAGAAGTTGAGCTATACGATTCCTACGCTGAACATCATTACTGGTAAGATTGGCATGTTTTCCATCAAGGGCAAAAAGTTCCTTGAAGTGTACAAGATAATATCTTCCTTGCTTATGCAGAATATGACATGATTGATATATTTTCTTTTCTTTACGGGATGCTACTCCAATTCTTGTGAGAGTTTCTCTTACTTTTAAGAAGTCATCTGGTTCATTTAAAAGAACTTCGACCATCTGATCAGGTGCCCACTGTACCTCAGGCTCTTTAACCACACTCATTTCGCTCCTCCAGTTTCAAATTTAGATTTTATAAAATTAAGTTGTTGTTTGGTTAGGATTTTTAGAGCCTGTTTTGCCTTTTCGTTACTATAACCATAATAACGTTTCACCAAGTCAAGATCTTTAATCTCATCTTTACGAAGCCAAGGAGAGAATCTCTTCTTAACTCTCAGACTATTTAGATAAAAAGAATATTGCATCTTCTTTGGTAAAAAATGATACATATTCATCTCATTAGCAAACATAACTGCATCAAGATGTCCTGAAAATATACGATTAATAATGTATGGAGAATACTCTTTTTCTAAAGAAGGATCATCATCAATCAAATTCTTTTTTGTTTGGTTGATCGAATTCAACCAATCTTTCAATTCAGTCATTTAGGTAATTTTCGATTAAAGTTCCAGTAATCAAACTTCTGCCACATATAGTATACACCAATTAAAGTTCTTTTGACAAACTCTTCAAAGAATATAATTGGAATTACAATAATTTCAAATGTAGTCATGTAAGTTCTTTAATTTTATCTTTCCAATACTCACGATCATCATCAGTAATCCAAGGGTTATGCTTTTGTACAGATGCATAATCTAACCACTGTTCTTTGGTCCAATCTTTTTTTGGACCCATGTGATCTTTAAGAGTCATTCTCTCATTTTAATAATAATCCTATCATTTTCATAATCAGCAGAGAACTCAAGTTCAGCATCATGAGACCACATTAATTCTTCATATAAAGCATTAAGACGATCCATATCTTCCCACAGATCATTAATATGTCGTTGTTCCTCATCCATCGACAGTAACCTCCGATAATTTATAGTTGAATAATAATAGCTCTTTTCTTTTCTGTTGATCACTCATATAATCACCAACTGAACGCATAGTATAAGTTAAATCAAACTCACCTGCATTCCAATTTTTAAATCTATCTTTAACCAACTGATCAGAATTATAACTAATTAGCATTTTTATATGGTTATGCTGATCACAATCCTCTGCAAATTTGTCGTGATCAAAACTTTTGTGCATTGCACCCTTCTTACCATAAAGATTATCTTTAATATCATAAGGGGGATCTAAGTACATAAACAATCCATCATGAGGTTTATATCCTAATAAATGCTCATATGAATAACTGTTAATATGCCAATTAGATATTATCTCTTGATACTCTGGAAGTTTTTCAATTCCTCTCATAGAAAAATTAGAATCACTTGCCTGTGGTGAAAATGAAGAGGATTCTGTAAGACCAGAAAAACTACACTTATTAACAACATAAAAAGCAACAGCTCTATCAAGATCTGTTTTTTCTTTATCATTAATAGTTTCTTTCATTACATCAAATAAACACCTTGCAGAGTCTTGATTGCAATGAGCAATTTTAAGATTTTTTAATTCTGTAGATAATTCATCACCAAACATCTGGAGATTCATCCAGAAGTTTACTAATGGTTCATAAAGATCATTTACCCATATCTTTAGATGTGGATACATCTTACTAACGTGTATTGCTACACTACCACCACCTAAAAATGGTTCACGAAATTCAGTATAATCCCGAAGATCTGGAAAGAATTGACCCATTTTAGTACAGGCACGAGATTTACCACCTGGATAACGTAAAGGTGTTTTAAGTCCCTTTTTACTCATAATCTAATTGTAATTGAAGTTCGGTTTCAAACTTGTTGTAAGTTGGTTCATGCAAAGCACAATACTCACTAAAGGTAATCTTCATTTCCTTATGTGTTAGTCTACAATGTTTTGCTGCTTGTGGCAAGTTCCATTTAGCAGAAAACAACATCTCCATTGCTTCTCTAGTCTCTATCCTCATCTAATAAAACCGTTCATACTCATCACTAACTTGTACTTCAATAGTATCAAAGATTCGATTTAAAGAACGAGCAAAACCTCTATATCCAGATCCAACATATATTTGACCTAGTACTACAGATACTGTTGCTACACCCCAAAAAATGTAATAGAATTTAGATTTAACTTGGTTTCTTTGTTTTTCTTTGCTTATCATAAGTAATAACAATTTTACTTTCTGTTTCACCACGGCTATTATAACACGTAATGTATTCTATGTCACCCTCAAGTAATTCAACAGCAGATTGAATTTGATACTCTGCCTGTAATTTAAGATGATTTGACACTGTCATTTTGTTCCTTCCAATGTTCAATTAAAAGTTTAAGTTCTTTAATACGTTGCTCTGCAATCTTAATTTTTTCGTCAAGATTGGTCATAAAATTAACTTCTTGGGTGGTGTAGCAATTCCACTAAACATCTGTCTATAGTTAGAAACAAATTCTTCCTGTGGTTCATTTATATACACAATATATCTTCTGGTAATTTCCAACTCAACATCCTTACCCTTAAGAATAGGAGACCAAGGAGCAAGTCCTATCTGCCCCTGTTGTCCAGAAGGAACTACAACAATAGGATTAGTAATGACAATAATGTCATCTGTTTCTTTAACTAGATCAGCGATTACATCTTCACCAGTCCACATTTTAATTAGTTTTACATTCATTTAAATTCACACTCCACCATGATTTCGGTAAGACACGCAAGCATATTTATCTCTTGATCTGCTACAAATGCTATTTGATACTGGTACTTTGCAATAACAAGAACGGCAGCAGGAATAGTGCTAGGGACAAGGGATTCGTATAAACTATCGTAAATGCGACGCAGTAATACAGTAGGATCATTATCCAGATTATCCACCACCCATTTCCTAACTTCCGAGAAATTTTTCGTTTTAAGATTTTTAACGAGATCATTTACAGAAACGTCAGAAAAAGCAGCTAATATTCCACTATCTATCTTTCCACTAACAGCATATCTCTGACATTCATTTAGGACTCTTCTCCAATCAGGAAAATACTTATTAACTAATTCAGCAATTACTTTCTTATCAAACTCAATCCTTTCTTGCTCTAAAATATATACAAGTCTATTAAAGAATCTTACCGCAATTTTTTGTTTATGTTTACCCTGAATACCAAACTCAACCACAGCACATCTCGAATGGAGGGGTTCAATGATTTTATTTTTGTAGTTGCAAGTGAAAATGAATCTGCAGTTTTTGGAGAACTCCTCAATACTCGCTCGCAAAAGGAGCTGTACGTCGGGAGTGGTATTGTCTGCTTCATCGATGATGATGACTTTATGTTTCGACTCACTCGTAAGAGATACCGTAGACGCAAAGTTCTTGGCATTATTCCTAACAGTATCAAGAAAACGCCCTTCATCCGATCCATTAATGACATAATAATCTGCTCCTAATTGTTTGCAGAGTGCCTTTGCTACTGTCGTCTTACCAATACCTGGAGGACCAGACAGTAACATATTTGGAATTTCACCCCTATTTAGAAAATCATTAAAAGTTTTCTTAATAGTTTCTGGGAGAATGCAATCATCAATAGTTTGAGGTCGATACTTTTCAACCCAAATAAAATCACTCATTCTTTAGTTTTTCTAAAATGTCTGTGTATGCTTCTACTATATCACCTTTATCCTTTCTAAACAAGTCTTTATCCATACTTTCATTCGTACCCTTTTTCCAGAGTCGCATAGAGTCAGGTGATAATTCATCAGCCAAGCATAAATTGCCGTTAGAATCATATCCATACTCCAATTTAAAATCGACTAAAGTAAGATCTATTTTATCAAATATGCCTGTAAGAATATCATTTATTTTAATAGCACTACTATGCAATTCAGAATATAAAATTTCAGTATATCCCATACGTTCCATTCTATCCGTAGTAAGAAGTGGATCATCCTTAAGATCATCTTTAAGATAAAACTCTACTAAAGGTGGATTTAAAAAAGTACCTTCTTCAATATAAGTTTGTCTACAAAGTGATCCTGCAGCAACATTTCTTACTACAACTTCTACAGGGATAATTCTAACCTTTTTACATGACATAATCCTTTCAGGAAATGTATCAATGTAATGAGTACGTATTCCATGACTTTCCATCTTCTTAAAAAAGAATTCGGAAATTTCCATACAAACTTTTCCCTTTCCAATAGGGAAATCTACTTTCCTACCGTTACCAGCAGTAACCTTATCCTCATATTGTATGAGTACTTTATCAGGTTCAGATGTACTAAAAACAGTTTTTACCTTCCCCCGAATTATTTCAGTATCACTCATATTTTTTTAAATACACCTAACTTTATTAGGATGTAGATTGTAAGAGATGTCCAAAAGACAACTTCTAGTCCAATATAATTCATTATCCAAAAGTGGAATCAGGTTCTAAAGCAATATAATATGTTAAATTATAATTACTATTTGTAAATTTAGATAGTAGTTTAGAAGAAACAACTACATCATAAGCACCAGGAATAATCTTGATGTTCTCAACCTTAAAGTTGAATACAAACTGCTTATCAGTTTCACCTACAATAATCGAATACTCATTCGATGTATCGTTCTTCTTATCCCTTACAACAAGGCGTATCTCATTGTTCTGCCCTATTAGGGATAGATCAGGTAACTGATAGATTGCTGCTGCTTTAAGCAACTTCTCAAGAGAAGTACTCTCTAACTGGAAGTGAACATCTTCAGTTGGAAGAGTGATTTCCTTATCAGGTGGAGAAATAATAACTGCAGGATCAGCATAGAAATACTTC